AGCACAATAAGTGCTGTTTTTTTACGTTTTTGCTACAAAGCAAGGAGAAATTGATAAGTGTCAGACTTATACTTGAGGTTCAGCCGCTGGCTGAGAATATTGTGCATGAATCTTTTTAAGATAACTAGCCTTTTCGTAATTTCTAACATCATTCATTTTACGTAATTTACGAATTTGACGTAATGTTAATTTTGTTTTACGGCTTTCTTTCCACTTAGGTCTACTGTTATCAGACTCAACATCTTGATAACCTTCAATAGCGGGTTCAAACATCTCAAATAATTTCATATGTTTATTTATCTTAAATCTGTCCAGGAGCACCACCAGGAGCATTACCTGCCATACCGGCTGCATCATTACCAACTGGACCTGCTACTTCCATACCATCTAATCCATCTTCTGGTTCTGGCATATTCATATCTTCACCGGTCTGACTGTCGGATTCAATATCACCAACTGATACACCAATACTACGTAAGTCACTACCTTGTGGCTCAATCTCAATCTCTTTGTCATTTTCTTCACGCCACATCTTTTCGTTCTTACTGATTTCTTCTTCAGTTAAGCCTAAGAATCGTTCTAATGCAAAACGCTTACTTATGTATGGATATTGTTCAATAGCACTGAATGAACCAATACGTGCTGTATCCAATTCACTCTGACGATAAGCCGCAAAGTTTTGTGGTGGATTAAATTGTAATTGGAACAAGTTACTATCAATATTCAACCCTCTCCAACGTAAAAATAATTTGAATTCTTCGTCAAGCTTTTGACTGATGTACTTTTGTAATCGTTCACAATATTGATTGAAACGGAACTCTTGGATCATAGCTGTACCCACACGTCCATCACTTAATGGAGTAGGATTATCATCAGGGCCAGTTGGAAGATAGCTACTTGGCACACGTAAACCACGTGCTAATCTGTTGTTAAAGTAACGCAAGTCATCAATCTCACCCAAATTTTGTCCACCGGGCAACACTTCAACACTTGATCCTCTTCCGTCAGCAGTAACTGGGAAGAAGTAATCTTCATTCATACTTAATGGGTTATAGCTAGCATCAACTACACTACCGCCACCATGTGTACTTGGTATACGTCTTTGATGAATCTCATTCTTAATACGCTCAACAAAAGCCATAGCTAAGTGACTTGGCATATTACCAACGTCAATCTTAAACATTCTACGTTCCGGAGCACGTTGTACACGATAGATTAAAACAGCATCTTCTAGTAATTCTTTTTGTTTATAGACTTTAAAGATGTTTTCTAAAATACTTTGACCAAAGGGCCAAAAGCGGTCTAGCCCTTCTGTTAAACTTAAATGAACAATATGTTTAGCATCAATAGCTGATTCACTTTGTCCTAATGTAAAACGACTACCACTTGTATTATAGGGCATACTCGGGACTGTGTATCCACCGCCACCGCCACCTCCGCCTGTACCACCTAAACCAGTAGCTGGATTAGCGGCAAAGTCTGTATTTGTTTTTTGTGCTACACTTAAGTTCTGTAAGTTAATGTTAATGTCTTTTATAACATATTGTTCGGGCTTCTTACCTTCACTTTCGTTAACAATAACTTTGATTACCTTAGTCATATCTATCCAATATAACTTAAAGTTTTCTGGGTCACGGACAAATAACTGATCACCAAACTTAATAGTATTACGGAATATTTTAAATGTTCTAGTGTCAAACTCATTTAGTTTACACCATTGTTGTAGTTGAGTTTTTAGTAGTTCAACTTCATGTTGTGTTGGTTCATCTTTGAAATCTAAGTCAAAGGGTGTTTTATTATGTTCGTTTGTTTGTGTGCTGAATTCAGATATAATGTCTAAACAAGCATTAATTTCAGCATCAACATCCATCATTTCATATTGGTTATAGCGTTCAATACGATTTGGGTGACCTGTATAGACTTCTGGAAGACGGCTACGATAGTTTTTATAACCCATTTCAGCATTGTTATAACCGCCGGTGTCACTACCATTTTGTCCTGGACTACCGTTCCATGCACCGGTATTATTATTAAATCCAGAAATGGGACTGGACATGCCAGATTTGTTAGAGAAGCGTTTTTTGTAGGTCATAGTAGATACTTTATCTAGTATTTAGTGTTAAACCATTGAATTGCGTAATAATTTATCTGATATGTCGTTACCGGTACTTAACCTATCAATCATTGTGTCAAATTTATCTTCCATTAAATCTAGTAATTCTTGTAGTATTGCACTTGGAGATTCCATTGTATTTGTAGTTGTTGTAGATAAATTTGACATTGCAGTAGCTACACTTTCTTTTTTTACACCATTAGCCATTTCATCAAATTGAGGTTTAGTAACAACTGTTTCCTGATCACCGTGCAACATTACTGGATAACCAGATTCTGGACCACTAAAGACTCCGCCGAATCTAGCCATTTCAATATGCGGAGGATCATTAGGAATAGTATTGAAACCATACTTAGTTAGTAATCCACTATTAGCCAAATCAGTAACCTGACTGCTATTCAAATCCAATGCTCTACCAAAATTATGTTTACTACTACCCGGTTTAGCAACTGGATTACCTATTTTTCCGTTTGCTATCCATTTATCATATAATGTTTGTTGTTCTTGATGTGAACGCATAGCCGCGTTAATTTGTACCGGCTTACCATATTCAGCAATCATGTCCATAAAGTTTCTTTTGACATATGGATCTAGTGCATCAAAATGTGATCTAGTACCCAATGCATCACCTTGAAATTTAATTAATTTCATTACATCATCTGGTGTATTAGCAGCTACCGGTTTCATACCTCTAGATTTAGGAGTCAGATTTGAAGGTAATGGAGTTGGTATACCTTGTGATGCTCCTTCTAATCCTGATCTACGTTGATCAGCCATGCCACCTAATGCAGATGAACCGGCATTAGGTGGCGCACCTGGTGCCATTGGAATTGCCGGAATTGTTGAAGGCGGTGTAACAGAATTTCTATTTGTTCCACCGGAAACAGGTTTTACACCAACTGCGGTTGAGAACATGTCTACAGCTTCTTTAAATTTTGTTGCCGCCATTTCATTTATTTTTGCGGCTGTGTTAATACTAAAAGCAACTTTATCCATTATTTGTGCAGCCGCTTGTTGCATTCTATTACCTGCTACAGTGGCTTTTAATCTTTCATCACTTGCTTTACGTTCATTTTGAATTTGTTCTAATACTTGATCTATAGTTACATTTGGATTTTTAAGTTTTTCTTCTTCAAATCTTCTACCTGCAAGAACCATATCAGCTCCCTTAGCCATATCTACTGACTGTAGGGCTTTAAAGTCACCGCCATATTTGGCTGCGCCTGCATAATTGTCCATGCTAGTTTGTAAACCTTTTAGTGCTGTTGTTAAATTCTCAGAAGCACTTCCACCTTTACCTTGTGAAATATTAGTTAAGGCTTGGTTGTATGTTTGCATGGCTGCACCAGATATCTCATCGGTGGGATTAAAGCCAGCGGCAGCATATTTTGATACACCAGTTGCCCCTCTTGTATCACCCATAACTCTTAAATTAGCTGCCAAATCAAAAGCTTGTTTTAATTTCGCTGATAGTTCAGTATCTTTATTCTTTTCTGCCTCATACATTGCCGCACGTAATTCATTTTCTGCCATAATTGCGGCACGTGCTTCTTCCTGATCTTTACGACTAGCACCGGTCAACATTGCAATTTTATCTAATTCTTCAATGTACTGTTGTGACCCTCTAATTAATTCAGATTGCGTCTTACCTTGCATCAACCCCATACGATTTTGTTGAGCCATATATCGTAATGTATGTTCACGTTGTTCATCTGCGGTAACGCCTAAACGTTCTAATTGTTCACCTATTTGACTTTTTGATAATTCCCCGGCTACTTTTGAAAAGTTTTGTGCTCCTTCACCTGCAGTAGCTCCTAATAGTTTTAATTCTTTTGAGTTAGATGCTAGCAGTTCAGTGAATTTTTCCATTTCTTCTGCAGAAGCAGTAAAATTCAATCTATGCAGACTATCTATTACCCCTTCAAGGCCATTTGCCGCACCTAAGCCACTAGATGACAATCTATTATAACTTTTGAATAGTTTATCATTTTGTTCAGCATCTATCTCAATAGCAGTACCTATTAATTTTATAAGTTTACCGGCTACAAAAGAAAGTCCAGTTAATGCTAATTTAGCTACTCTACCCCATGGACCTAGAACTCCAATAATAGTACCAATTGTTGCTACTGAATCTCCAATTGCAGTTGTAATTTCATTTATTGCGGAAGCGGTTACTTTAGTACCACGTTGACCATCGTAAATTGACTTAGCCATTAAAGTAATTGCTTTAGTTGTTCCTGATAATGCGGCTTCTGCAAGTAAGAATCCACCAGTAAGTACTGCACTACTACCCATTAAATCTTTAACCTGACTATTCATGGATCCTAACACAGCATCTGTGTCTCTAAACTGTCCGGCTAATTGTTCAACTTGTTTTCCAGCACCACCGGCTTTAAGCTGATCTAGTTGTTTTTGCTGTTCTCCTGTTAATTTGGTACTATTTTGTATTATCTTACCATTAACTTCTAATAGTTTTCCATTTGATGCTATTATAGCACCCAAAGATTCAGCTTGTTTTTTAAATTCATTTGCCTGCTGTGCGGCTATATATTCACCGGATTGTTTTAACTTTACTAAATTTTGTTTTTGAGCATCGGTTATTTCTATTGAACCCTTGATAACATCGGTTATTGATTTTAGTTGTTTATCATATTCATTTTGTATTTTTTGGCTTAGTACTTTTTCTTTACCAAAATTATCATACAATTCTTGAGTAATCTTTTCTTCGGCTTTAATACGTGCTTCTTCAACGGACATAATTTTGCCGTTAACCCTAGCATAGCCTTTTTCTTGTAAAATAGAATCTTCTAAAGCTTTCTTCTGTTGCCTTTCAGTTTTATCAGTGGTATCATTTAATTTGGCATAGGACTCTATCTGTTTTTCAAGTAATTCCGTTAATCTACCAAGCTTTTCTTCAAAATTTTCTGTCATGATATTTTACCCACTAAATAATCAATAGTATTTATGTCTTTAAAATATCCCCAGGAGAATCCATGAACGCAAACCCACTAAAACAGTATTTTCGCCGCCCTGAAATTTATTTAAAATTACCAAGCGGTGGTAAATTTTATCCAGCTGGTTCTATAGATTTACCTGATAATCAAGAATTGCCCATATACCCAATGACAGCTATTGATGAGATAACTAGCAAAACCCCGGATGCGTTGTTTAACGGTACTGCAGTAGTAGATATTATCAAAAGCTGTGTACCAAATATTATAGATCCATGGTCTATCCCTATTATAGATTTAGATCCTATTCTTGTTGCTATTAGAGCCGCTAGCAATGGAACAACATTAGACATTGAATCTCAATGTCCTAGCTGTAATGAAGAAGCTTCTTACGGTATAAATCTAATTGGATTACTAAGTAGTCTAACAGCTGGAAATTATAATGAAGTGGTTAAGGTAAATGAACTTACTTTTAAATTTACCCCATTTTCATATAAAAAAATTAACAATATTAACATGGCTCAGTTTGAGATTGAACAGGCTATTAGAAAATTAGATAATATAACCGATGATGATGCTAGACAAGCTGAATCCGGTATAGTACTAAAAAGGTTAAATAATTTAAGTATGGAACTTATATCTGAATCCATTGAATCTATAACAACACCAACTGCTATAGTTAATGAAAAAGAATATATATTAGATTTTCTAAAAAATTGTGACCGTAAGAGCTTTGAACAACTACGTACTACCGCAGTTAAATTACGTGAATCTTCTCAGTTAAAGCCTTTGGATGTGAAATGTATACATTGCTCACATGAATATCAACAAAAACTAACCCTTAACGTATCTGATTTTTTCGCCTAAAGCTTCTACATCTTAACTCTGAAGATATAAAGAAGCTGATAGAGAGTTTAGATACAGAGTCTAAAGCTATTAAGACCTCGGCTATACGTTATGCATGGTATATGCGAGGCGGAGTCTCCTATGAAGATTTATTGAATATGTCATCTAGTGAACGTAATACTATTGGTAAAATAATAGAAGAAAACTTAGAAACAACTAAGAAATCTGGCATGCCATTCTTCTAATTTCTGATTTGGAATAAATATTAGGGTAGTTCGCGGACTTCGTACATCCCAACTACTCTAACGCTATTAAGGAGCATCAGCATGACTATTTATTTGTATAAAAAGACCCATAACATTACTGGTCTTAAATATCTCGGAAAAACAATAAATCCCAACCCACATGAATATAAAGGTTCAGGTACTATATGGATGCGCCATATAAAGAAACACGGCTATGACGTAACTACAGAAATTCTTAAAGAATGCAATGACAACTCAGAAATAAAATACTGGGGTCAACATTATAGTAATTTATGGAATGTAGTTCAAGATGATACATGGGCAAACTTAAAACCAGAAGAGGGTGACGGTGGTGCCAGAAAAGGACAACAGGCTTGGAATAAAGGTTTAAAGGGAGTAATTAAACATTCATCGGAATCAAATCAAAGACAATCTGAAAGACAAAAGGGCTCAACTAGAAAGCCATTAAGTGAAGAAACAAAAATAAAAATACGTGAAAAGTTATTAGGTAGAAAGAAGGGTCCCACTTCTGATATAACAAAAGCACGTATTAGTTTAAGTAAGAGAGCCCGTAATTAGTCATTTATTCAAAGCTAGGATTATATATTCTTGTTTCTATTGTAAAGATGAACTTCGTTCATCTAAGAACTCACTTCGTTCGTTCTTACGTTTAACGGTAATCTATTGTTTATAAAGAGTTTATATTTAATTAATTCAATTGCCGCTTAGAAAGCCATGGTAGTGCTATTCAGCACTACCAATGGTTAAGGGTATTTGCCATGCCCGTCATCCTTTGTTATCTTTTCCCCGTCTAATTAGCTATTTGTTGCTATTAAACGCTACCGGTTGCTCTGTAAAGTTATGGGACTGTAGTGAAGCTATCAATGATCTTTCAATTGATTCTTCAGCAACGCACTTCTCACCCCGCAAAGATAAAGTAGGGATGAGCTTGTTGAGGGTTCGCTTTGTCGATTGCCCTCTCGGTATTCCATAGTTATCACTAACTATGCTTACTCCAGATCCATCAGCGTTCTTACACGCATCTTCAAGGAGGTCTGACAAACTCAGACAACGAATTTTTATTTGATTATGTTGTTGGGATATTGATAACAGTTTGATTTGACGTTGTGTCTGGTGTTGCCGAATAGGTTTTTAATAATGCACTGTTGTGTAGGAAAAAGTCATCAAATTCAACGATTAGCCAATCGCCAAACTTGCTTGACGAATAATAGACAAAATTGTCTGTTATCCATGTTGAGCCGCATTGCACGGCAACATAACGACCTTTTCTATTAAACTTCATAAACAATAAATTTACATCACCTGTTTCGGCAACGTCCATTAATTGTTCAATCCATGTATTTATTACTTTACAGTCGCCTGAAAGTAGTAAGTGAAAAGGAAAATCTGCATAGAACTTACATTCAATGTTCATTTTACTGAAACTTTGACCGGGTACAATATCACCTTTAAAAGAACGTACTTGTCCCTCATGTAATACTGCTGTTCTATGCTGATTTTTACCACCAATATAAGCTCCGGAACCAGGTGCTCTTATAAAGCTTTCGCCATATAGGTCAGAAAGAAACTTTGCAACTTCTCTCTCAAATCCTGATCCTTTAGCTTTCTGTGGTGATGTCATGTTAATACTTATCTGTCTCTGTGTCTATTTGAAATTATTCTGTATCAACCGCTGTTGAGTATGAGGTAAAACCATTTTCTTTAATCACCTTAAGAACACTAGGCACACGCCCGGCTAGTTCTTCACGGTGACTTACAAGCCAAATACTTTTCTGTCTGCGTCGGCTCATGTCTTTCAGAATCGCAATAGCATTCTCAACTCCCATTGTGTCAAGCCCACTATCAATCAACTCATCAATGAACAATGTATTGATTGGACGATATAAACTTTCCCATACATCTCTAAACGCAAAACTTAAGCCAAGAATCAAACGGTTACGTTCTCCCCTTGACAAGTTGTCAAAGTCAAGTTCACGCCCGAGCTCGGTAATCTCAACTTGTAAGTCATTCTGGAAGATAACCTGATGGGGTAACCCAATTTTATCTAAGTAATGTGTCAATCGTGCATTCAAGTAACTTAAGTTCTGGTCAATAATCTTCTTACGAACAAAACTGTCTTTGCTAACTAACAAATCTAACAAGAACTTTTGATGTTCCATAGTGCGTGTTAATTTATTGATAGCTTCAAAATCAATAGCTTGTAGTGCTTGTGTTTCCATCTCAACTACTTGTTCACTATATGGATCAGTTTCTTGTGACTTATTATCAATCTGATTAATAATATTAGCAACTTCGCTTGAATGTTTAATTGCTTCGGCTTCTGTGTCATAATGAGTAGTAGGCTGTGGACCTAAAACTATAGGAGTCAACTCATTTAGTTGCTCACTGAAAGGATTAGATTCTTGTTTCTTATCTTCCCATACTTTCTTCAAGTTAGATACATCACCACTGTGCCGAATAGCTTCCGCTTCAGTTTTGTACGATGGAGTAGGTTTAGTACCTAACACACTAACCAATGATTCATTGATTGATAATTGCGTTTCAAAATGAATTAATTCAGCACGGGCGTTTTCAAGTAGAGTAGTTTTTTCTAATGTGACCTCTAAATGCTTATCATCATGGAAGTCTTGTCCACAAGCATAGCACTTATGATCCTCAAGTTCTTTAACTTCCCGAACCAATTTGTCAATTAATTTTTTTTCTTTTGTAATACTTTTGGTTAGGGTATCAATTATGGTTGCTATAGATTTTTGTTCTGCTTCGTCATGTAGCCAATCTTTTAAATCAGTCCAGACTTTGAGTTCAGCGTCAATATCATACTCATTTTTAAGAGAGTAAGCCTTATGTGCTATTGAAACATCTGTGTCATGTTTCTGTTGCCAAGCGGTAGAACGAGCAATCAACGCATTGTATGCATCCTGTGCCTCTTTTTGTTTAGTCCAAACATTCAAATCTTTGTGTGCTTGTAATTCTACTTCAATATTAATTTTACTTAGTTCATCATATTGTAATGCTAAGGCTGTCAAATCATCATCGTGTTTCTTTAGCCACAATGTTTGCCTACGTTTCAATGCATCAATCTGCTCCTTGACACGTTTGTTTGCTTCTTCAATACCCTTAACACGATATTCTTCTTGTTGAATACTATCTTTGCTATCACGTATCATGTTCTTAATGACCTCAGCTTTCTCAGATAGTAATGTAATACCCAATAACTGTTCAATGATATCACGTTGGTCATTAGTTTTTAATGCTAAGAACGGTTCGCTGTAAGTATTCAACACAACAATATGTTTGAACATATCGGCACTCATGTGTATCACACTTTCAATTGCTTGTTGTGTTTCTTTGTTCTCACCCTGTGCATCATCTGTGTTCTTTTGTAAATCGTTGTTAACATAGAACTTTAAGATGTTTGGTTTACGACCACGTTCAATCTTATAGTCAATACCATCTACGCTAAACTCTAGTGTAACCATCATACCCTTACCATTAGTACGATTGACTAGGTTATCTTTACGAATGCTATTGATTGGTACACCAAACAGTGCGTAGGATAGACCCTGAATGAGGGTTGTCTTACCCGTACCATTACGAGCACCGTCACCACCTAAGTCTAAGTTTTCACCTAGAATAAGTGTTAAGTCTTGTCGGTCAAAACAAACTGCTTGTGTTACTTGACCTATTGATAAAAAATTCCGTAATGTAATATTCTTTAATGTAATCATTTTAATTTTCTAAAAAAACTATCTTTGGCTAGTTGTTCTGCCTTTAATGTTTTTTCCATAATACTTTCTACTTTAAGTTTGGCACTAATCAATCTATGTGTTTCTCTGAAACTACCTATATAGGGTTGTGTTTTTGATAGTTCAGATAACGCAATACCTAAATGTTTGTTTATTTTTATAAGAGAAGCTACTTTGTAGGTCATAAGTTATTATAAATGTCCAACAATAGTTTTTTGTCAAAAGTATTTGATTCAATAGAATTAATTTGGTCAATGACGATTTGGTCAACACTCTCAAACCGTAATCCATCTGAACCAGCTATCTCTGTTTGTTCTGCTTTAATAGGTATCAATGCCATTTCTCTTAATTTATGTTCTGGGATTAGTGTTTCTCTAATGAAGTTAGCTTCCTCATATGAAATATCAATGTCAAGATGTACTCTAACATGGCTGTCAATCAATAGCAAGCCTTCAGGGTTTTCTAGTACATCACTTAGTTTATATATACGATATAATGGTTGTCTTGGCCAACTAAAGAATTGTGGATCTTGTCCCCATTCAAGTACCATCATGCCACGTGCGTCATCACCTGCATCTGCATAATTATGTGGGAAAGCATTACCTATATACCACACATTCTTTTTGCTTTGACGTTTATGGAAATGACCACTGAACACTTTATCAAACCCATTTAAATGTTCACTATTAAGTTCACCATGATCGGGCATCTCTATCATGGCATTCATGTAGAAGTGAGGTAATTCAAAATGACCAAACATATATTTGCCACTTAGTTTTTTTAATTTTTTGTAATCATCTTGTACAAGCCATGGTGCAATAGTTACATCACCTTCAGTAAAGAAGTCATTAACAATTGTAAGATTAGGTAGATGTTTAGCCCATTCAACACTATGAATGTCACGGCGATCACGATAGTATAAATCGTGATTACCCGGGATAAAGAACACTCTATCAAAGGCTGCACTTAGTTTCTCTAATGCTTGTAAGCCAAATTGTAATGTATGAATATTAATACTTGCTCTATGATGATTAAAATCACCTAAGAAGAAACAAGTTTCACATCCTTCAGCCTTAGCTTTAGTGATGAACCAATCTACGAAATTGGCACAGTCTTGATTATGTTGTAGGCTGTTTGACTTCAATCCAAAATGAATATCGGTGAACACAGCGGCTTTTTTGAAAAGGTTACTCATATGTTGATTATAAAGGATGTGGCACTACAAAGCAATGCCATTGGACAAATTATTCTTCGTATACTGTACTACTTGACCCGGAACCTTGACGACTCCAACTTGGGTTAAGACCATTGATTTCTAAGATATCATCACGTATGTTTTGATTGCGTTTTTCCGTATTCAATACACGACAGAAACTATTTGTTATAGCAGCCGTGTAGTAAGCAAACGGGTTAGCTGATTTAGCTTCATTAAAACGTAAGCCAACATATGTTAGTTGAAGGATAGCTGAGTTACGCATTTCATCGTTGTAGGTGTATCCACGCCAATTATATTTCATTGCGTATTTTTCGCACATCATAATGTACATTCGGGCAAGTTTGTTAGTGATGTTTCCGTGTTCTTTATTAAAAGCACCGGTTGCTAGATCGCCTTCCCAATGACTTTTACCTACACAATAGAATGTGTTGTTGCTGTCAATTTTATAATGTTGGAATGGGGGGAAGTTAACTTTAACATGAACCATGTCGTCTACTTCAGCTTTAGTTGTATTATCTTCTAAATCAGCAAAAATCTCATCTGGATCTACTTCCTCAAACTCAAAGATGTCCTTTGCTGTTTTCTTTTTAACTGTTTTGCGGGGTTGTTTTGGTGCGACCGGAACATGATCCCAAGTCATTACACGAAATATTAAATCTGTTAATTCTATTGAATCGGGG